TTCGGCCCTTTAGCTCAGCGGTTAGAGCTTGCGACTCATAATCGCCAGGTCACTGGTTCAAATCCAGTAAGGGTCACCAGATGTTCCATTAGCTCAGGGGATAGAGCAGCAGCCTTCTAAGCTGTCGGTCGCAGTTTCGAATCCTGCATGGAATGCCAATTAACCGCCAGCGCATCATGTGGCGTAAAGCCTCAAAGGTAGCAATAATGCAGTCGTGCTTTTCTGCATTGCACCAATGATAAAGGCAAATGATGAAGTCAGGGTTAACAACTTTCCCCGGTATAGCGTGTAACCAGCGCGGCGATCAGGTTTGACGGCCAAGAAGAGATTGGCGCACTTACAAGTTACTTTGTGGTTTTATGTTGAACGCTTAGAGGCGCAGAGTAACTTGAAGTGAATGGAATGCTGTGTGGAGTTTTTGCCCATCCTTGTGATGGGCTTTTTTTTGGTTGTTATAATGTTGCATAATAGGACATAATTGGAATCAACAGCTCATTTATTGACAAGGGTTTCTCAAGCGGCAATTTGAGTTTACCCGGACCTGTTCAATAATTGAGTAGGAATCGTCCTAGTTGAACTGGTCCCCTTCTGGGGGTGGAAATGAAACGTATGCAAGACAAAGAGAGCGTTGCTGGTATTTCATGGCTTATCGTTCTGGCTATCGCGTGTTGGGGTGGCCTGGTTCGCTATCTCATAGACATCAAGAACAATAAGGCCACATGGAGCTGGATTAACGCTGTCTCTCAGATGGTTGTTTCCGGTTTTACTGGCGTTATCGGTGGGCTAATCAGCGTTGAGAGCGGGTTCAGCCTTTATATCATCCTGGCGACTTCCGGCATGAGTGGTGCAATGGGTTCTGTTGCGCTGTCTTATTTTTGGGAGAGAATTACTGGAGTGAAGAATGCAAATCAGTGACAAGGGCATCGCCCTGATTAAGAATTCAGAAGGCTTCCGTGGAAATGCCTATCCAGATCCGGCAACTGGTGCAAAGCCATACACTGTAGGGTACGGCACAACAGTTTACCCGAGCGGCATGCCAGTCAAGCTGGGAGACAGGGTTACACAGGAGCAGGCTGACGCCTACCTGCGCAATGACGTGAAGAAGTTTGAGTCGGCAGTGAGCAATGCCGTTAAGGTTAAACTTACTCAGGGCCAATTTGATGCGCTGGTGAGTATTGTCTATAACGTTGGCCCGGGAAGCAAAAATAAATCTGGCATCATCCAGTTAAAGGATGGATCACCATCAACACTTCTTCGCAAGCTTAATTCTGGTGACTACTCAGGTTCTGCCGATGAGTTTATGAAGTGGGTTTCTCCAGGATCATCAGTAGAAAAAGGGCTACGAATCCGCCGCGCTGCTGAACGTGCGTTGTTCTTATCGTGAACGTTGATATCAAGTCACTAATCATGCCAGTGGTATTTCTGCTTCTGGCTTTATGTGGCTGGTATTATCACGGCCAGTATAAGCAGGCATCAGCAGATCTTAAGCTGGCTAAGTCAACAATCACCGACATGCAGACACGCCAGCGCGATGTTGCTGCGCTTGACGCAAAGTACACGAAGGAGTTAGCTGATGCTAAAGCCAGTAACGATTCTCTCCGCAATGCTGTTGATGATGGTCGCAAGCGGTTGCGCATCGCAGTCGCCAGGAACAACGCCACCACCACCCCCGGCGTGGGTGATGCAGGAACCGCAGAACTTGCAGACTCAGTTAGACAAGATTATTACGATCTCAGATCAATGATTGCATTGCAGGATAAGCAACTGCGGTCGGCGCAGGAATATATCAAAACACAGTGCTTGAGGTGATTAATGGCTAAAAAGTTAAAGAAGCATCTTGAGATTACAGTTCCGCTTTATGGCGTTGTATTCATGTGCTTCCCTACCGTTGAAGCTGAGACTAAATTCCTTGGCTGGGAGAATATGAGTCGCAACCATTGCGCTCATGTTTCAGTGATAGACGACGAAAACCTTCCATCTCGCGTAGCAATGACATTCAGATCTTTAGATGAATATTGCACTGAAACACTTGCTCATGAGTGCGTGCATGCAGCGTGGAGAGTTTTAGAGTTGGTTGGAGTTAAGTCGGACGTTGATAACCAGGAGACTCTTGCCTACCTCACTGGATGGATTGCAAGGCAGGTTAATAACTTCATGATTGCGCATGTTGATGCTGCTGCTGAATAATTGCCTTACACAGCGTTATGATATAACATCATCGAAAGCGGTTGGGCCGCTTAATTTAACTGCCTTGGGGGCATACTGATGAATCGTTTTATGCAGTCTTTTTTATACGCTTACCAGTCTGAGGCTGGAGAGGAAGAAAAACCAGCTGGCGGCGATGCGCCAAAGACTTTCACCGCTGAAGAAGTTCAGGCTGCTATTGCAGCTGCAGTTGAAGCGGAAGTCGCTGGGCTGAAGGCTAAGACAGATGAATTACTGGCAGAGAAGAAAGCTGGTGATAAACGCCGACAGGAAGCCGAAGAAGCTCGCAAGCTTGCCGAGCAAAAGGCCATGAAAGAAGAAGGTCGCTTCGACGAATTCGAAAAGACGATTCGCGGTCAGTATGACCCGGTGATTGCTGAGAAGGATGCGCGGCTAAGTGCCATGCAGAACCGCATCCTCTCAAGCGAGCAGAAAGCCGTGATTGGCAGCCTGGTTGGTGATTTCATTGACCCAAGCGCAGCCGATGTTCTTGGCCTTCTTGTTCGTACAGAGTTCGAAGGTGATGAGGTGGTGACCAAGTTTGCTGGCGCAGATGGTAAGGTTATCACTACAGATCCGGCGCAGTTCAAAAAGTACCTGCGCGAACACAAAGCATTTTCGCACCTGCTAAAAGCAGATGCAGCTTCCGGCGGTGGGGCTGGCGGTAGCAAAGGCGGCGGGGCCGCAAATAACTTCAGTGAAATGTCTGAAGCTGAACGCATTGAGCTTTACAACAAAAATCCCGCCGAATTTGAACGGCAAATGAAACTACAACGAGGTAAGTAAATGGCTATCACCACTATCGGCGACATCGTAACAGGTAAAACTCCTGTACTACTGTCCTACATGACCCAAGATCCTGTCGAGAAAACCGCATTCTTCGATTCAGGAATCCTGACACCAACCCCATACGCCGCTGCTATTGCGAATGGCCCATCAAATCTGGCTAACATTCCATTTTGGAAAGCTATCGACTCATCTATTGAGCCGAACTATTCGAATGACGTTTACCAGGATATCGCGACTCCTCGCGCCGTTAACACTGGCGAAATGATGGCCCGCGTTGCTTATCTGAACGAAGGTTTCGGCCAGGCAGATCTGACCGTTGAACTGACCAGCCAGAATCCGCTTCAGTCAATCGCATCTCGTCTGGATAACTTCTGGATGCGCCAGGCTCAGCGCCGCCTGCTGGCTACCTCGCTCGGCATCTACAACAACAACGTGACCGCAACAGACGCATACCATGAGCAAAACGACATGGTAATTGACGTCTCTGCTACGCTGGGCTTTGATGCAGGCGCATTCATCGACGCCACTCAGACTATGGGCGATGCTCTGATGGGTCCGAGTGGTAAGGTTCTCGGCACTATCGCCATGCACAGCTTCGTTTACGGCCAGGCTCGTAAGCAGCAGCTGATCGACTTCCAGCGCGATGCAGAAAATGACACCATGTTCCCAACCTATCAGGGTTATCGTGTCATCGTTGATGACAGTATGACCGTAGTCGGAACTGGCAATGATCGCAAGTTCATCAGCATCATCTTCGGGCAGGGTGCAATTGGATACGGCGAAGGCTCACCAACCAACCCACTGGAGTATGAGCGTGCTGCTTCGCGCGGCAACGGTGGTGGCGTTGATGTGCTGTGGACTCGCAAAACCTGGCTGCTTCACCCGCTGGGCTATACCTTCACCAGCGCAGTAATTACTGGTAACGGTAGCGAAACCATCGCCCGCTCTGCTTCATGGCAGGATCTGGCTAACGAAACCAACTGGAATCGCGTGGTTGAGCGTAAGCATGTTCCTATTGCCTTCCTGGTAACTGGTGTTGGCGCATAATAACCCAGGGCGCGAAAGCGCCCTTGTTCATTGAGGTGATTCATGGCTAAAACAGGTAAAGGCTTGCCGCGTAGTCTGGCGGGCGCAGAGATTAGCGCAGCATGGGATGATGTGACTGGCAAGCCAGCGACATTCACGCCTACGGTTGGCACAACTGCAACTACGGCGATGGCTGGAAATAAAGTTCCAACTTCTACGCAGCGTGGCGGAGTGCTTTTACAGGCTGCGCAGCCAGATGTTGCTGCAGCTCCGACTATGGCTGAATTTAACTCCTTGCTAGCGAAGCTTCGCTCCGCTGGCATTCTTACAGCTTAAATGAGGATTAAAAAATGGTAGACGTAATCAAACGCCGCACCACCGGGTTAGATGATGCAAATGACGATGGTCAGGTTGAAGTGGTAATGGTGAATATCTCGCCAGCATCATTCTCTACTGGCCTGCCAGACACCACCGCTGTGACGGCTGGTCAGACGATGACCCTGACTGTTGTAGCTACTGGCGGCTCAGCACCGTACAGCTATCAGTGGTACAAGAACAACAATGAGATCGCAGGTGCAACCAGCGCCAGCTACGTTAAAGCGTCTGCTGCGGCGGCTGACTCTGGCACCTATAAGGTTGTTCTGCACGATGACTATGGCAACATCGTTTCAGACAGCACTGTGGTAACAGTATCCTGATAACAAGCGGCCTTCGGGCCGCTATTTAGAGGTGCGTGATGGCCGACAATTATGTTGTGCGAGAAAAGTACACGGGGATGCAGGAAGTTGACGGCATGATTATTCCCGTGCGTGGTAATGTGCCTGCTGAAGAACTGGTTCAGACTTCGCCAGAAGATGAAGGCGCTGTTCGCAACGGCGGCGGTAAGCGAGGTCGCAAACGGCAGGAGTCACCACAATGCTGATCGTAGAAGATGGCTCAATCGTACCTTTTGCCGATTCGTTTATCAGCCTGTCTGACGCCAGAGCACTGGCCGATAAATTTGGCTGGTCGTTGCCAGCAGATGACACAGAGGCTGAGGCGGCACTGAGAAACGGTGCCATGTATGTTGGCCTGCAAGAGTCTTCTTTTTGCGGCAGTCGGGTCTCTGCAAGTCAGTCACTATCATTCCCTCGTACTGGCTTAAGCCTTTATGGCTTCCCTGTGCCAATTAACACAATACCTCAGCAGG